AGCGCCCGCTCCCAGGCCAATGCAGTCGGCTCATAATCCAGATCATCGACCACGATATAGCCGCCCGGCTTGAGCAGTTCATAACTCAAGATAATATCCCGATAGCCGCCTTCGGTCGTGTGATCGCCGTCCACCAGGATCAAATCAAAGCTACCTATTAAATCGGGTAACACCTGTTTGCTGTCACCCGTAATCAAATTCACATTGCCTTTATGCCCCATTAGGGCGATTTGTTGCTCGACAAATTCCGGGCCCGGATTGTCCGCCCCGCCGTAGCCAGGTACCCATAGATCAATGCCGGTCAGATTGCAGGTCCTGCACCGTTGGGCCACCACCGCCATCGAAAAACCGCGGCGAACACCAATCTCAAGATATTCTTTCGGCTTGGCCGTTTGCGCCAGAAAGGACAAGACCAGCCAGATATTAGCCTCTTTTTTGTCCAGCATCTCCAAAATCAATTTTTTGTGCGGATCATCGGCCAGCTTATTAAAAATCGCTCTGACCGCTTTTTCATTGGTTTTGGTCCAGCATCGTTTGAAAATATCCATTAATCCACTCCGTAAATATTCGCCAGCGTCGTCACTTTCGCTTTCATCGGCTGCGCCGGCACCCCGATCCACGTTTCGCCCGCCGGCACGTCTTTCGTCACCACCGCCCCGGCTCCGACCGTCGCCCCTTCGCCAATGTTGTGCCCTTCGATGATCGTGGCCCCGGCTCCAATCAAAACGCCATCGCCAATCGTCACCGAGCCGCTAATCCCGGCGTTGTGGTTGATGACGCAATAATCGCCAATGCTGACATCGTGCCCAATCGTCACACCCATATTGACGTGCGTATAAAGGCCGATTTGAACATCGGGCATAATCACCCCACCGGGCATTATGGTCGTGCCGCCTCGCAGTTTGGGCTTGCCTAAAAGCTGGCAGCCAGGATGGATCAAACTAGGGAATTTGTGCGGCGAGGTCCGGTAAAATTCGCGGATCTTGCGCCGGGTGGCCGGCGTACCGTTGGCGATGACGCAATCCTGCGGGCGCTGGCTCACAAACCAGTCATCATTGCCAATCACGGGCAGGCCCATAAAATGCTCATTAAAATCGATCCATTCCGCCACGAAGCCCAGTACGCTAAAGCCCATCGTGCGAACCATCCCGTAAATCTCTTTGGCCATCCCGCCGGTGCCGATGATAATTAGATCGCTCATTATGATTGCTTTCTGCTGCTTTCGTTTGCTTTCATTCTTATTCAATACCCGCAATGCTGGGGTGCAATACGTGCAAGGTCGGGTCGGCAAAAATCTTATAACCCTGCTCACGGGCCTGTTTGCACATTCCCAGCACCGCCTCCCGCTCGCACAACCGCAGCCCGCCCTCGGTGATGCACTCCATCTTGAACAGTACCACGCTGCCCACGCTTTCAACCTCGAACGGCGCGTCGCCAAATCGGGTGAAATACCAGGCCGGCGGCGCCGGCTCGAAAAGTTTGCCCTGATGCCGGAAGGCCCACACGTCATAAAAGCGGAGATATCCGTTGACATTGATCCAGATAAGCGGGGCGAAGATGTCAGCGGCGGCGGGCTTGCGGGTGATAAGTTCGGTCAAGAGGTCGGGTTGAAATAGCAGATCGGCCTCCAGCATCAGGGCGTAATCACCCCAGCCATCCCGGGCAATTTGCTCCCAGTTGCGATTGCCCGTTAAGGCCATTGCCCGCATCCGCTCGGGGCGGGTGGTGTGCCATTGGCGCTCAAGCCCGGTGTCATATTTGGTGACCGTGATCCGCTCATCTTCAATCGCCCAGGCTTGCAACTCGGCCAGCGTGTCATCGGTCGAATCGCCTTCGCTCAGGTAGAGCCGTAATAACTTGGCCGGATAATCAAGCTGCTCGATCCGGCTCCGGTATAACTCTATCGGCGGGCCGGCCATATCTCTGAATTGGGACCACACCGAGATTTTGGGCAAAGTCATAAACTTTTTTCCCGCCGTTGACCAGGTTTTCAATGTCAGCCAGGGCCGGCTTCCAGTAGTGATTGAACACGGTATCGATGTCGAAGCGGAGCGCCCCGTTGTGGGCCTTGCGCTGCAATTTGACATTATCCCGCTCCCGGTAAGCCTCCTCCAGCACATCGGCAACGCTATCGACGTAGACCCGCTTTCTCCAGCTTTCCGCCCCGGCGTACCAATCGAGCTGGCCATCCAATTTCCAGCCGCCGAACAAAAGCTCATTGGTCGTGGCGAAGTCGGTGGCCGCAATCGGGCAGCCGCACATTTGCGCCTCGACCAAGGGCAGGCCGAAGCCTTCCGATTTGCACGGGTTGAGTAGCAAATCGCTGGCCCGGTAGACATTGGCCATATACTTCTCATCCAACATCCCGTTGATGTAGCCATATTGATCCGGTTGGATGATACTCTTTTCGATGCCCAGCCGCTTGGCGATGTTGGCCGGCTTGATCGGGCCGCCCCAATCGGTATGAATGTACAGGATCGCCTCCGGCCGTTTTTCAAGGAACTTGGCGAAGCCCAGCATCGCCTCGCTAAAGCCTTTGCGGTCGGAGCCGTCTTTATTGGCCGCGACCATCGTCACCAGGAAATCATAATCCCGCCCCACCTTGAACTGCTCGCGGGCCGCCATCTTGTCGCCTGGGCAAAAAGTGTTTTTTGGCACGCCGCAGGGGATATAGTGCGCCTTAACACCCGCCCGCTCCAGTACCTCTACGCCCCACTTGGAATAGACCATCGGATAGATGGCCGGTTCCAGGGCTTGAATGATGCCATCGGGCGCGGGGTCGATGTCCACGGGCAGCCAGGGCGCAAAATTGGTTTTTCCGGTGATATGAGGGGGAAATACAAAGACATCACAAACCGTGATGCACACCTCGGCCCGGCTATGCCGGTAATGCTCAAGTAGCATCGCCTCGCCGTAAGTGTTGCCGCCTACGGCGTGGTGTGGGAGAATGGTCACGGTCTGCGGTTTGTCGCCGTTGCGCCCGGCAATCGTCCAGGGCATCGGTTGCCCGGAGAGGCCATACCAAACGCCCACCGTAACGTGATGACCGGCCCGCACGATGGAAGGTACTGTACGGGCGGTCAACACGCTATACGATGAGGGGGACCAGGGTACTGTCGAGTGCCAGTATATCCGCATCGTTTAGCCGGCGGTGGTGATACCGTCTACGTATTCAACCACAATCACCGCATCGGCGGTTAGATCGTTACCTGCCGCCGCCTCTACCTTTTTGAGTACAAGCCATTCAGCCGAATCAATAAAGGCATTGGCCGCGGTGGTGGTCACGGTTAGACTTTGTGGAGTATCGATTGCCCAGACGGTCGCGGTGCCGCTGGCCATACTCGCCACGGTCCCACCGGCCACGGTCCCGGTACTGCCGTAGTTCTGCAACACCAGGTCCAGGGTTCCAACCGCGCCGGTTACGGCGTGGGCTGCGATCACGGTAAAGCCGCCATATACACTAGACGCTTTTGCCGCAAAGCAGAGGTCGCCATCGCCGGGCATCGTATCAGGATAAATTTGCAAAAACTTGCTTTCTTGTGCCATTGTTCAAATCTCCTTAACTTGTCGGCGTGGCCGCGTCGAAGGTCAAACAAATGCCTGTTGCTGGCCGCCAAACCCCGTGAGCATAAACCGAAGTCATATTCAACTCCCAGCCGCGCCGGGAAGCGTCCCGCTCCGGCTCAAGTCGTGGTGCCCGCCGCATATCCATCGCCATTGCCATTGGGCTAAACATTCCACCATTAGCGTCATCGGAAGCATCGACAGTGATATCAGCAGTAGTAAAAATATCTACTCCCGCCACGGTCGCAACATAATATTGTCTGGTTACTTCTTCGGTAAATTGGGGGGCTGCCGCTGGTGATGTACTAGCAGCAATGCTAGATGCTTTTGCCAATTGATACCATTGATATTCGTGGAGCACGCAGCGGTAAGGCATTGGCGCTTTAGCATTTTTCAATTGCGCACGGGCCGCAAAGAAATGGCCCCAGGTTATCGTGGTACCGGCCGCGCCCACGGTGCCGGCGGTCAGACTTGAAAAATTGCCCAGTGTATCAGTGTGCATTTTTTCAGACATTGACATCCCCAACTCTCGGGAAGCATCACTTTGCAAAGCAAATGGATCAGACTCAATTCGTAAATCAGGCAAAAAGAATTGGCCGCCAGCTTCCGCCGGGGTCAACGTAGCCAGAACAGATGGGGTAAAGGCTTGACTTTGCAAGTCATCCAGCTCTCCGATAGTGGCCATTGTCGCGCTGGTATATTCGCTGCTAGAGCGGTCTGCGCTGCCGGTTTTATCGTCAAATACAGTGATGAGATTGGGCATCAGCGTATTTTCGCGCAGGATGAACATTGCATCTTCATAAATCGTTTGGATATAAGTACTGATATCAGTACTTGGATTAGTTGCTGCCATCAGAATTACTCCTCATCAGGCGTTCCTTTTGACCAAAAAACCCCACCACCTAATCTTTCGGCAGTTTGGATATCGAAAACTTTACCGCCGCCGCCGTAAATCCGCGCCCGGCGCTGTTCGTCCGTTTCACGAATCGGTTGGCCGCCGCTGGGGTCAAATGGCTCCAAAGAGCGCCCCTGTTTTATCAAATATTTACGTTGGTCCGCAAGCTGTTTAACCAGTTTATCGGCATTGGTGATTTCGCCGCTGTCGTCAAAATCCAGTTGGTCGGGGCTGATTAAGGCCACTGCATCAGCGGGGTCGTTAAAATTCAACTTAGCCGCCTCTGCAATCAGGGCCGAGTGAATACTGCGCCGCTGGGCGCGCTCCTCGGCCTGCTGCCGGGCCTGGCGCTCCTGGTCTAATTCCTTTTGGAGTTTTTCTTGTTCGGTCAGTTGCGCCTCTTTGATCTTGTCCAGCTCCGCCGCCGCTTTTTTCAGGTCGTTATAGTCGGCATACTTTTCCTTTTCGCGGGCTAGACGTTCCTTGACAATCCGGTCTAGATCAGCTTGCGTAAATTCCGCCGCGGGCGGCGTGGGTGAAGCATCCGGCTCGGGAGCCGTGGGGGGTACTGCATCCGGCGAGGGTTTCGGGTCGCCGTTGCCCGTGGGTTCTATATCTTTTTTGTCTGTCATTTTCCTACCTTACCGTGATAGTGACGTGTATAAATAAAAAACGCCCAACGCGTCCGGCGTGGGCATTGAGCCGTCTGGCCGTTGCGCTGGGCGTAAAGCCTGCGGATTTTGCAGGGTATAGGCCCGTTATGGGGTTGTGTCGCCAGTCAATAAATTTGTGACTGTACTCACCATTTTAGCACAAATTGGTAGAATTAACAACTATGCCTTATGGCCTATTCCTTAAGTCCTTTCAGCACGATCAATAAAACGTCGTTATTGTATTTTCGATAAATCAGGGTCGCTATCGTGATGAGTAGCCGCCTGATCTGAATGGCGAAGTCGGTGTCGCTCATTTCCCTATTGCATTTTTATACTAACTATGATAAAATGTATTTTATGGCTGATATAAATGATCCTCTTGTCAGATTAGGCCGGCGTAATCGGCATCTTAATCAAATCATCGCCAACGGCGGTTACTATGTCACCGATTGTCGCCCCCAGGCTATCAAAGCGGGTTGCCAGCGGCTTGATTGTCCAATGCGCTCGCTGGCTATTCCGCCCGAAGCTCAAGAGACAGATTACTTTCTTGAATGCGAGCCGGTGGGCGACCTGGCCGATTTGCTGATAAGACTTCAAAGAACGATTGCCCCGCCTGGCTAAAATTCAAACTCCGGCTCCGGCTGCGGCTGCCGTCCACCCGGATATTGCACAAATTCGGGTACATACTTCTCTCTGTTATCCGGCGGTATTTCGATCTGTGCCTCTTTGCCGGCTTTAACCATCGATACTTCATACCATTCCCAGAGCTTCAAACCTTCCGCCGCCCGTGGATTATAGGCCACTTCCATCGCATCGGCCCGCTGGCGGGGCGTCGCATTTTTAACTACTTGCCGTCGCTCTTTGACCGATACTCCGGCGATGGGCGTTTGCTGGGGTTGCCCGTGGCCGATCTCGGCCAATAATCGCCGCTGTTTGCTGTAATCCAGTTTGTTGACCGTTTCCGCACTATAGCCCATCCTCACTAATTGTTTAGACATATACTCTTGAGCCGATTCTTTGGTTTCCCGGTTGATCCGGGTTGTCGCTTGCCGGGCTGCTTTAGCCGTGCCCCCGGTCCAACTTCGCTCAATGTCCTTACCGCCAACCTGGATGATTTCTCTTTCGCCAATTTGCAAGCGCCGCCGGCCAACCGCCCCGGCGCCCAGCGTTTCCCGGCCCGCCTGAGTCGATCCTTTCAAGGCTTGTCCGGCATCCGCCTTTAACTCATCGGCCAACCGCTCCCAATCTCTTTGCTGCATTGTCAGCGGCGTATAGCCCCGCTGTTTTGAAACGGTCGAGATTTCCTGTTCAAGTGAGAATTTATCGAGCGTGGCTTGTAACTCGCCCTCGTAAAATTCGCCATTCTCCCGAATTGTCTTAAGTTCTTGCTCTGTTTCCCAATAGCCGGCGGTGAAATTCTCACGCTTGATCGGTGGCGGTGGCTTGCTGGTCAGTTCTTTTAAGGTCGTTTCCCTGAGCAATTCGCCATAAACCCGGTCATTATATTTCCGGCTCAGGTCGTTAAAGCTGAATTTGCCCGCCTGCCAGGCGTCAAATTTACCCGCCCCCATCATCTCCCGCTGCAATGTTTCAGGTTGCCGATTGAACCACTCCTCACCGCTCTCAAACGGCGGCACCGGATCCGGTCGGTCAATGCCCAAGTCCCGATAGCTGATCGTTTTGGGTACCGGCACGCAGCGCCCATTGTGGTGATCGTTCAACTCCTCATCGACCGGATGCTCGCTGCCGTGCTGGGCGACGCACGACATACAGGTCCGGTTATCCAGCGTCGCTACCCAAACCCATTTCGGCACGATCTTGCGATTAGCCTGGAAGGTCATCTGGTTGGCGGTCTGGTAGGCTTTGATTTGCGCCGTTCTGACCGTCGTCATTGCGCTGGTCAAGCCGTTGCCCAGCCCGCCTAACACGTTGCGCTCCAGCGTCCGGGCGATGGTGGCCGGGTTTTGGCCCCTGGCAATACCGTCCAGTAGGTGTGTCCTGACCTGATTTACCACGTAGCGCGCGTAAGTTTCGCCTAGTCGCCGCCCGTAAACTTCGCCCAGGCGACGATTTAACGGGCTATCAGGTTCCAACATACCTGTCATCGTCTCAATCGCCTCTGCGGGCAACGTGGTAAACGAGGCGATCAATTCTCGCCGCAGGGCCGATGGCAATTGGGGCAAACTGGCCTCGATCAGCCGCAGGCTATCCGATGCGCCCTGCTCGATGGCCCGGCTCACAATCACGTCAACCTCGTTTTGCACCGTGCCGCCAAAACGGATGACCTGATCCTCGATTTGTCGCAATAGCTGCTCGGTGCGGGCCAGTTGTAAAAGTTTCGTCTGGCTGGGCCGCTCCATCGCCGCAATATCTTCCGCCAGCGCCGCCAGGTCATCCTGCAAGCCGCGATAGATCCGGGCATAGGTCCGGGCCATCCGGTCGGCAGCCTCGGCTTCCTGCGCTTCGAGTTGCCCCCGGAAACGGCGAGCGGCGTCAATCGCGGACGGTCGGGGCATTGGGCACCAGATAAGCCATTAGCGCTACGATAACGGTCGTCACCGCCGCCGCTACATCCGCGCCGGGCCGGATCTCGTACAGGCTCAAGACGTAAAAGATGATTGTGGTCAGCGCCCCGGCCAGGGCGCTATAAGTTGCTTTGTTGTATTGTGTGTTCATTGGTTAAACTCCTCTATTAAACGCCCGATTACCCGCTATCAGGTCCAAAATACTCGCGCCCACGTCACCCGCCTGGCGCTCCTCAAATAAACGGTCCTCCTCGCCTTCGTGATCATAGCCCCGTAGATTGCGGTAAGTCTGCCGTGAAATAATCCCATTTTGCAATTCGTTCAGCAGCGTGGCGGCGTAGGCGTCGTCATCGGGCAACACATCAGGCCAGAGGGTCACAATCGTCTCCGGTACCGCTTTGCCGGCCAGTTCCAAGCCGTGTTGACCAATCTCCTCGAAGGCTTCCGAGTATAGCAGCCGCTTCTTTTGCGTCTTTTTGATGGCGTTGGCGAATAGCACTCGCAGGCCAAAGTTCGTAAGCTGTCCCACAAGGTCTTTGACCGTGGTGTTATCCACCATCCCGCCCGATTGCCACAGGCCGCCGGTGATGATCTCGGTCAACCAGCGCACCAGGTTATTATCGCTCTGCATTTCCAGATTATAGATTTTGGCCGCTTCGTTGGCCACGGTGAAAAAGCCGCCCACCGCCGTTTGTACCAGCTCTTGAGCGGTAAACCCGGTGCCTACGGTTTTCGGGTCGGCGTGATGCTTCACGATGCGCTGGGCGTTGGAGAGGATAAAATTCAGGGCGTCATTCAAGGCTATGGCCTCGCTGATGTCATTGCGCCCGTAGTAGCCGTTGTTATTGGGTAAATTCTGCCAATCGACCAGCGGTGGCCAGTCGTATTCCCAGGGCTGCGCATCCCGCAGCGTCCAGCGAGGCTGCGTGCCGGGTACATCGTGATAATCGGTGGTGTCATAAACCAATTCAAACCAGCCGTCCAGGGTGTGATCGATCTCGCCCTCGACCAGTTGCCCCCGCACGTAATCGATCCGCTTGCCGATCATCCCGGCCAGGTGTTGCAGCCGGTACCATAGCACGTCGGAGGTGTCGAACGGGTTCCAAAAAGCGGCGAAATGGATTTGCTTAATCCGGGTCAATTTGGGATATTCGCCACGCTCCGCGCCGGGTAGCAGCCGCACGGCGCTATGGCCTTCAATCGCCCCGCCCAGAATGAGCGACTCTTTGAGAATATCGCCCCGGTTATCATTCCATAGGGCGTTGACTTCTGCGTCAGCCTGCTCGCTCTCGCCGGCGTCGAAGGTGATGCCGTCGCCGATCATCAGGCCGGTGATCCGCTCCGCCAATTGGCCCACTTGATTGACGGTCACGTTATCATCGTAGCCATCTTTTTGTTGTTTGAGCGGCTTTTTGTGACGACCTTCGTAATAGGCCCAATTACGCTCGATCTGCTTGAGCCGCTCATTGTGTTCGTCGGTAAAGGCTTGCTCGATCTGCTTGCCTTCGTTGCTGTTCAGGTCCATCGGGTACTGCATCGCTGCTGGCATAGTTTCACCTATAGCTCATTATGAATAAAAGGGGTTGGCATCTTGATATTGTAAATC